AAATATCGGTGGATGGCCAACAAGTATTAATTCTTTCTTAGGACCATTTATGTCCGGTGGATTGGCGGGTTATCCGTTTGTTGGTAGTGTTGGATTTGGGGCATTTGCAAGTCACGTAACAACAACTCTTGGTGGAACCTTGTTTGTAACAAGTACTCCACACATTGGTGTTACTGAAGATGGTCGTTCAGGTAGAATGTTAAGAAGAGGTAAAGCAAATAGTTTAACAGATAATACCTGTGGTGCCGTTGCGGGAGCAATTGATCAAGTTGTAAATCAACTAAGTTCGGCGCCAGATCAAAATAACGCACCTTTTAATAATGAAAATTATTCTTTTTGGAAATTGACTGATATTTTATGGCCATTTAAATCTACTTTAAGTGGATTCACAGGAACTACTGAAGAGATCTATAATAAACAAATGATATTTGCCACAGAAACTATCAGGGATTCTGCTTATGATTATATTATTGCAAATTTACCAAGTCAAGTAACCGCTAATACCACAAATGATGTATATTTTTTAAGTGGTATTTTTATCAATAGTGATGTTAGTTCCGGTACAACACAATTCGAATCATACGTTGTTGTTGATAAAGTTATGAAATATGTGTTTGGTATTGGGTGGGATGATATTACTGTTGATTATATGTCAGGATTACCGATTGACTAAATAAATTAAAAAATAAATAATATGAGAATTTGTATTTTAACAGAAAACGATAAGGTAGAACAAGTAAGAGAATCTTGGGTAAATAAAAATGTTATGAAAATACCTTGTTCATCAACAGGAGAAGAACCTGCAACTCATTGGTTTTGTACAATGGCAGGATCTGAAGAAAAAATGATGTCTATTTACGCTAAAAAAAACTTATCTATAATGGAATTAGAAGTTGGCCCAAAAGAATTTCTTAATAAATGGAATCTGAAAATCATAAGGTAGTAAAAAATTTTATCAGTGATGATGAGGTTAAACTAATTGTAGATTGGGTTGATTCATTAAATCCTGAAGACGGAGACCCGAATTACCATTTAAGTGAGATATCAAAAACACTAAAGGGAAAATCTTGTATTATAGATATCTCAAACACCGAACTTACAAACTATATTACAAATTATCAATCAGTTTCTAAAGTTTCAAAACAAGAAGTTCCTACAATAGTCAAAACTATTTTTAAAAGGATATCTGAAGAGAATAACCTACCTCTCAATAATATTTTTATTCAAGCGGTTGATATGAATAAGGGTGGTAAAATACAACCCCACTATGATGCGTCACTTGATGGTTACATAAATTATAAGTGTAACATAAGTGTGTTATCAGAAGATTATAAAATTTTTATAGACGGTTCGTCCCCCGTAATAGAACAAAAGGACTTATACTGTTTTGAGGCGTCTTTATACAAACATTGGACCGAAGAGTTTAACTCAAGAAGGGTGTTTTTAAGTTTTGGTTTTATAGTCCCATATAATGTTTTAAATAGAACAGAAAATGATCCACGAGTTAGATTAAGTCAAAGAATCACAAAATATTTTCAAAACAAGTGAACTATTGAAATATTTATATCTATAGTTAAACTTTTAATATGGAAAATAATAATCAAAATCTGACGGTTTGGCAAAGGTTGTCCCAAACATTTGGACCCAATTCCCTTTTGGGTATGGGTCAACCGTCTTATAAGTTAGATAAATCGGAGTTACTTAAAACAACAAGTAAACAAGAGTACGAAAAAGAAAAACTCCAACAACAACAATCACTATTTCTTAGTAATCAGTGGGGTAAAATTGAAAACAACCTCTATACACAGGCGGTATATTACGAACCGACAAGAATAGCGGCATTTTACGACTATGAGTCAATGGAGTATACTCCAGAAATTTCTACGGCTTTAGATATCTACGCTGAGGAGTCTACAACACCCAATCAAGATGGATATGTATTACAAGTTTATTCTGAATCAAAAAGAATCAAATCAATTATTGTAGATCTTTTTATTAATAGATTAGATATTAATACTAATTTACCGATGTGGATTAGAAACATGTGTAAATACGGTGATAATTTTGTTTATTTGAAATTGGATGAAGAAAGGGGGGTAATAGGATGCCTTCAGTTACCAAATATTGAAATTGAAAGAGTTGAGAGGGGTATGGAAACTAGAACCTTTTCAGCGGTACCAAACATCAAACAAAAATCTCTAAAATTTAGTTGGAAAGAAAAAAATACAGAATTTCACACATGGGAAGTTGCCCACTTTAGACTTTTAGGTGATGACAGAAAACTTCCTTATGGAACATCAATGTTAGAAAAGGCAAGACGTATTTGGAAACAGTTAGTTTTGGCCGAAGATGCAATGTTGATCTATAGAACCTCAAGAGCGCCCGAACGAAGGATATTCAAAGTATTTGTGGGTAACATGGATGACAAAGACGTTGAGGCTTATGTACAAAGAGTTGCAAACAAATTCAAAAGAGATCAAATAGTTGACAATAAAACAGGAAACGTTGATTTAAGATTTAATCAAATGGCGGTTGATCAAGATTACTTTGTTCCTGTTCGTGACCAAGCGGCTCCTGACCCAATCACAACACTTCCTGGTGGTACAAATTTGTCCGAAATCGCGGATATTGAATATATTCAGAAAAAACTTGTTACCGCTTTAAGAATTCCAAAGGCTTATTTAGGTTTCGAGGAAGTTGTAGGAGATGGTAAAAATTTATCTCTTTTGGATATTCGTTTTGCTCGAACAATCAATAAAATTCAAAAAAGTGTAATTGCCGAAATGAATAAAATCGCAATTATACATTTGTTTTTAATGGGGTTTGAAGATGAGTTAGAAAATTTTACACTACAATTGACAAACCCATCTAAACAAGCGGATCTATTGATGATTGATGTTTGGAAAGAAAAAGTATTATTGTATAAAGATTTGGTTGCTGAGATCCCTAAATCCATCCAAGCAACTTCTGCAACTTGGGCTAAAAAACACATATTTGGTTTCTCTGATGAAGAAATTAAACTTGATGTACAACAAATTAGAATGGAAAGAGCTGTATCTTCTGAATTGGATAATACGGCGACAATAATTACCCATACAGGTTTATTTGATAATGTTGATAAGTTATACGGAATCGTTACTGGAGGTACTGAAAGCGGATCTACCGATGAAATGGGTGGTGATGACTCTGGAGGAGCACCATCACCAGCAGGACCACCACCACCACCTGAACCCGCTGGCGGAGGTGGAGAACCACCAATTCCTGAAAATTTTGTCGTAAACAAAAATTTAAAAATTTTAACTGAGTCAAAAGAAGAAGATTGTTGGAACTTTGAAAAAGGGTCACAGTCTTTTGGCGATTTAGATGAACAACTAGGCAAACTTTTGGGTGATTAGTTTTAAATCAAAATACTTGATATTTATTTAAAAAGAAAAAAATGAAATTTGGTGAATTGAAGTCTAAAATTGAAAAGTGTCTTACCGAGTCATACGGTAAAAACTCAATGAAAAAAGACCTATTTGTTTTTAAGGAATTGGTTTTAAAAAATAAAAATGTTTCTAAACTTTTTTATTTATACGATGAACTATCTTCTAAAAAAGGTTTAAACGAGGATGTTGCAAATGAACTTGTAAATCAGGCAATTGTCGTATACGAAAATACAGTTAACAAAATTTCGACAGAAACAATCCAAGAGATAAAAATGTGGGTTGGACACATTAATAGTGGTAATGACTATTCAAACATCGACCAACTTTTCTCTAAAAGTTTATTAAATTTGGAATCTAAAATTAAAAGTAAAAAAATAATTGTAGAAAATTTAAAAAAACAAGAAGTTTTGACTAACAAACAAATTATAAATGTTCCGTTGAAGTCGATGACAAATGTCGCTAACAGAACAATCAATTCATACTTATCAAATCTTACAGAGTCAGAACAAAAAGAAGTATTGAATATTCTAAACACACCAAAAGAAAAACTCAACAAAGAGTACAACTCAATCAAAAATGTTGTTTTAGAAAAATTAGAAAATCAAAAGTTGACAAGTGACGAAGAAACTAAGCAAAAAATAGACGAAGCCGTTAAAAAAATAACAACTGAAGAGTTTAACGAACTCAACTTTTTTAAACTCAAAAGTCTTTCAGAAGGACTTTAAATATTGTTTTTGAATTTTTGAAGGTATTCGGCCTTTTGAAGTACTTTTCTTTTCTTGACAGAATTTTTTTCAAACTCCTTTCTTTCAAACAAAACTTTATTTTGTTTTGTTTTTATAACCTTCCCCTTCAACTCTTTTAGAGCTCGTTCGATGTTACCTTTATTGTCTACTTTAACTATTAGCATAAAATTTCTTGGTTGATATAAATATAATAATTGTTTAAAATTATAAAAAATAAACTTCTGAAGTATGAAAAATTTATATGAAAAAAGGAAAAACATGCAAAATCAATGGTTTTCGCACATTTAAATCCCAATATGGGACAATCGACTCACAAACCCTAAAATCAATTTACCTCAATTTACAAACTTGGGTCGAACCAAAAGAAGAAATCGAAAATTGGAATCGTGTGGTTTTAAACATGACAAGAAATGTAAAACACTCGGTTTACGAAAATTTAAACAAAGAACTTTTTGATGACAAATTTATTGTCGATTTGGACCTCAGGACAAGCGGGATCCAATTAAAAAAGAAATCTTTTATGAACTTAGAGGTAAACCTCTATCTTAATGATCATATGGATTTCAAGTCTCCAAAACTAAAAAAAATTGTCAAAAATTTGATTAAAGAAATTTACGGTGACGTTTTTTCTAAAAACAAATATTTTAAATTCTACCTAACAAAAAATGGTAATGTTAAACCAATAAAAAAACAAACTGAAAGTGTTTAGTATTTATTGTTAAAAACATTTATGAAAGATCTAAGAATTTTAGGGCCAAGAGAAAGTGGTAGAGGGATTTTAGTTGAGTATGATGCAGGATACATTAATCCCATGGAAAGAAGAAATTTGGACTTGATAAGGGAGAACAAAAGTTTTTTGGATCATTCAAAACCATTTGAGTTTTTTGCGGTTTTACAAAAATATGACACCCCAAATAGAAATGGTAGAATATACCCTGAAAAAATATTGAAACGTGAATCAGATAATTATAAAAAAATGATTCAAAAGGGAGTTGCTTTATCTGAACTCAATCACCCCGAATCATCATTGATTGATTTAGATCGTGTATCACATATTATCACTGATGTGTGGTGGGAAGGTCCTATATTATTGGGTAAAATAAAATTACTCACAAGCCCTGGTTTTCATGAAAGTGGTATTGTTTCTACAAAGGGCGATTTAGCCGCAAACTATTTACGTCAAGGAGTTACTTTAGGTATTTCTTCTCGTGGTGTAGGATCACTTAAAAAAGTGGGGGATCAAAATGAAGTACAAGATGACTTTGAATTAATTTGTTTTGACCTTGTATCTTCACCTTCTACACCAGGAGCTTACTTATTTCTTAATCCTGAAGACAGAGCGTCATTAGAAGAAAACTTAGATGAAGAAAAACAAAGACAGGTTGAAAGACATGTTGGGGATAGTGGTAACGCTTCTCTTGACTTAATGAGAAGATTAACCGATTATTTGGATAAATAATAAAAAATGGACGAAAAATATTTTGTAGCAAAAATTACCACTGACATGGTTGACAACGATTCAGGTAAGGTAAAAAAAATGAGGGAGGAAAAATTGGTTAGAGGTTATTCTCCTACGGATGTCGAAGCAAAAGTTACTAAAGTTTATGGGAACTATTCTATGGATTGGAGGATCACTGCAATTGTGGAATCAAAAATTGATGAGGTAATTGAGTAAGAATCTAAGGTATTAATTGTAGAAGGGGTGTGATTTCACATCCCTTTTTTTGTGCAATTTAATTTTTTTTGTGATGAAAGGGGTAAAATAATAACTTTTTTTAAAAATCTAAATATTTATTTGAAAACTCGTATAAAAAAATATGCAAAAAAACAAAAACGTAGTTGAAGACGCTCTTTTACAAATTAAGAATTTGGAAGAAGCTCTCCAAGAGAATGCAAAAGGAATACTTCATTCAACAATGAAAGAAGAAATCAAACAATTGGTAAAAGAATCTCTCAATGAGGAGGAAGATGAAGACATTGACGATGAGGTTGAAACTGTTTCAGATGATGAAACACTAAACACAGGGGATGAAAGTGATGATGAATTTGACATGGGTATGTCGATTCAAGAACCGATGAGTAACGAGGTTCCTGATGAGAATGAACAAGAACCCATTAATATGACAAAAGCGCCTGATTCCGAGGTTCTAAGAGTATTTAGAGCTATGGGACCCGAAGACGGTATAATCGTGCAAAAAGAAGACGATATGATTAATATAAAAGATGGCGAAAGAGAATATATGATCCAACTTGGTGAATCTGAGGAAGAATTTGGATTCGAGGCAGATTTTACTGATAATGATTTTCCTGAAGATTTGGAAGAAATGATGTTCAATCAATTTGGTGACGAAGATGATGATGATGGTGAATACTCAGAAGGTTACATTTATGAAATTGTTATGGATGAGGAAGATACTACTAATTCAGCTTACGATCCTAACCAAGAAGCACAAATTTCTGAAGATGATGATTTAGAAACTTTCGCATCTGAAGAAGATGATGACGATGATGAATATAGTTTAGAAGACTTGGAAGAGGAAGATGATCTACCAATGTCTTTAGATGATGCAATCATGGAGGCTATCAAAAAAACATCAAAACCAAAAGGAGTAGGAATCGGAAATGGACCTAAATTCAAATATGGTAAGACAACTGATTACCCAACAAAAAAACAAAAGAGTGCGTTTGGTAATGACAGTGTTAAGGCTAAAGGAACTGGCAAAGCTAAGTTCGAATATGATGAAGACGTGAACATGGATGGTTACTCAGATAAAAAACCTAAAAGAAGTGTTAAGAAAGTAGAAACTAAAGAAGCGTCAAGAACTAATAGTTACCCTAACGCTAACAAAGTTGGTAACAGAAAAGGTTCAAATCAAAACATCAATAGAACCCAAGTGAGAGTTAGACCTAATAATAGAGTTAACGAAGAAGTTGAAGTTCTTAAAGAAAAAAATGAAGAGTACAAAAAAGCCCTTGATGTTTTCAGAAACAAACTTAACGAAGTTGCAATTTTCAATTCTAATTTGGCTTACGCAACTAGACTGTTTACAGAACACTCAACAACTAAACAAGAAAAAATCAACATCCTTAGAAGATTTGATTCGGTTGAAACTTTGAAAGAATCTAAAAATCTATACAGAACTATCAAAGACGAATTAGGATCTACTACTAAAGGTGGTGAGGCAACAATTAAAGAATCATTCGAAAGAAACGTAGTTAAAACTCCTTCAACAGGATCCTCTACAAATCTAATCGAATCTAAGACTTATGAGAATCCACAATTCTTAAGAATGAAGGATCTTATGTCAAAATTAAAATAAACAATAAAATAAAAAAAAAACAAGAAAAATGGGAGCATTATTAGAATCAGGTCTTGTAGGTAACATTGGTTTAAAACACCTTAAAGTTATCAAAGAAGACACTATTAACAAATGGGACAGATTAGGCTTTTTAGATGGCCTAAGAGGTCACTTAAAAGAAAACGTGGCTCAATTATATGAGAACCAAGCATCTTACTTAATTAACGAAGCAACTTCTGACGGATCTTCTAACGGAGCATTCGAAACGGTTGTTTTCCCTATCGTAAGACGTGTATTCTCTAAATTGTTGGCTAACGACATCGTATCAGTACAAGCAATGAACTTACCTATTGGTAAATTGTTCTACTTTGTACCTCGTATCCAAGGGTATGCTAACGACGTAGCAACAGACAACGGTGGTGTACATTACCCACCAATCGGTTCACCTGAGGCTGTAAATGCAGGTCAAAATAACCCAGGACAAGGTTATCCAGATTCAGGAGCAGTTCCTAATTACCCTTACGGTAAAAACCTTTATGACTTGTTCTACGAAGGTAACGAAGCAGGTTTAGATCCTCCAGGATTGTTTGACTACTCTAAAGGTAGATGGACTGCTTGTAGCTCTAACACTCAAGTTCAAGTATGGCAAAATGGTATGTTGGTTGACGCTACAGGTATATTGGTTAATTCTTATACAGGTAACACAAGAAAAGTGTTAATGAAACTTTGTGGATTTACACCTGTAGGTGCTGGTAAATTGATTGGACCTGATGGTCAAGAAATGGATACAGAATCTTTCTTATCTGATTTGACTATTACGCCTCTTGCAGGTTTAGAGTTTTCATCAGGTAACACATGTCCTCAAACAGGTGGACCAATCCTTTTTAGAGTTGTAACTCAAATCTACGGAAAAGGAATCGTTCAGTACGGTAACCAAACACAAACTAACTTTAACGCATTCACATACGGTACAGGTGCTGCGGCTACCAACTCAGGTAACGGTGGAAACTATTGGGATATTTGTGACTCACAAGGTTGTATCTATCTTGAAGTGGATCTTTCTTGTCCGGCTTGTGCAACTTGTGGTAATGACACTTTAGATGGTTACACAGGAGCAACAATTTCAGCAATCACTTCAGGAAGTTCTTTCTTGGCAACTTGGAGACGTTACGAAGAGATGGAATTTGAAGACAAAATTGGTGAGGTTTCTTTTGACCTTGAGTCAGTAACTGTATCTGTTACAGAAAGAAAACTAAGAGCACAATGGTCTCCTGAATTAGCTCAAGACGTTGCGGCATTCCACAACATCGATGCTGAAGCTGAATTGACAGCATTGTTGTCAGAACAAGTAGCGGCTGAGATCGACCGTGAAATCTTACGTGACTTACGTAAAGGTGCAGCTTGGAACTTACGTTGGGACTACAACGGATGGAGAAGAATTGGTGCTACCACTTCTTACACTCAAAAAGATTGGAACCAAACATTGATTACAGCAATCAACCAATTGTCAGCACAAATCCACAAATCTACTTTGAGAGGCGGTGCTAACTGGATCGTTGTTTCATCTGAGGTTTCTGCAATCTTTGACGATTTAGAATACTTCCACGTATCTAACGCGGCTCCTGAGCAAGATCAATACAACATGGGTATTGAAAGAGTTGGTACATTATCTGGACGTTACCAAGTTTACCGTGATCCTTACTTCCCACCAAACCAAGTATTGGTAGGACACAAAGGTACATCATTGTTAGACACAGGTTACATTTACGCTCCGTACGTACCTCTACAATTAACACCTACAATGTACAACCCATTCAACTTTACACCTATCAAAGGTATTATGACACGTTACGCTAAGAAAATGGTTAACAACCGTTTCTACGGACGTATCACAGTTGATGGAGTTAGAACATTTGACTTGAGAGAATTGAGATAATCAATTAAAACCGAATAAGAAAAAGGTCAGAGAAATCTGACCTTTTTTTATTTATTAACTTCTGATTGATCGGAAAGTACTCGTATTGATTTGGATATTACCTCTACTTCACCAATAGTATAAATGTTACTCTTGTATGCAAGTTTTATAGACTCTACCAAAAAAAATAATGCTTGTTCTCTATTCATGTTGACTAAAATCGTTTCCAAATGATCCTTTGTAAAAAGATCTACCGAACCAAAAAGATTTCCGTACTTTTTTATTTCCTCGTTACCCATTTCTATTTAATATGATATTTATAATATAATATTTATTGTTCTATATGGAAAGTAATTACTCTAAAATAAAATCTATCGGAGGGTGGGTTGAGATAAACCCTGATATACCAACTGAGGATTACATAAACTTTTTCAAAAAAAACATCCAAGAGGCAACTGGAGACAGGGTTGGTGGTGCAGGTGTGTATGTTCCTCCTTTACAACCTGGTGAAAGAGAGTTTGCTAAATCACAGTTAGGACCATTTAATATACCTGTTTCTGATTATAAAAGTCCATTAGTTCAATATGATAGTTATGATCACAAATTGGATCTGAGTCGAAAACAAATTAAGGATTTAGAAAAAAAAGCTAAAAAGATTACTAACTACATAAAACACCACCCATACTCAACTTTTTCTGATCAAGATGGTAATGCAATAAATGCAACCCCAAGTGGAAAAGTAAAAAAAGACCCATTTAATTTAGAGGTTGTTCCTATTGAAAGATCAGGAAAGAAGATAAATGAAGTAACCACATCAACAACTTCTGGAGAATATAGCGGACCCCAAGAATTGGGTATGAGAAAATGGACCAAATCGGAACTAGGGGCATTTTCCCAAGGTTCTTCTCATCCTGCAAACGTAGATCAAATTAAAAAATCTATTAAAGACAATATATCTAAAGTAGTGGGGGGATGGGAACCAAGGAAAGGGTCGTTTGATGTACCTACGGAACCCGTAAAATATAAAAAAGAAAAAAGAGTTAAATCTCACGGAGAGGTAACAAATGATCCGATAGAATGGTACAAACAATTTAACAAAAAAAGAGAAATTGCAAAAAAAATTGCTAAAAAAACAATAATGGAAGATTTGGCAGTTTGGTTTGGTAAAAAGAAGAAGCCTAAGGGATCTTCTCAACCGAAAGGACCTTGGGTTGACATTTGTCGTAAAGTCGACGGAAAACACCCCCCTTGTGGACGTAGTGATACTTCTCAGGGGTCTTACCCTAAATGTAGAGCCGCAGGAGTTGCAGGTAAAATGTCGGATTCAGCAAAAAGAGCCGCATGTCAACAAAAAAGAAATGCAGAAAAGAAAGACTCTCAAACAGGGAAAGGTCAAAAACCAATTATGACAAGTTATAAACCAAGAAAGAAATAAAATGAACAAATTAAGATTTAATCAACTATTAGAATCAAACATGGGTAATGTAAAACCATTATTGATGGAACAACCAAGTAAAGACAAGAAATTAAACCTATTTTGTCAGGGAGGAAGTGATCAGAAAAGAGAACAAGGTTTAACTTACGATAGTGAACAAGATATGGGCGGGGGAATCAATCAAGGTGGATTTAAGAAAATATACCTAAATGTCCAACCATCACCAACCGCTCAAGAATATGAAACAGCAGGTGATCAAATATTTGTAAGGGTTTTAGATGCCAACAATCCTGACTTGGATAGATTTAAAAAAACAATAGGTGTAGAAAATACTCAAGGTAAATTGGTTATTTTATACACACCAACAGAGGCCAATCCATATTTTTGTACAATAGATTCAGGGACAGATCAAGAGTGGGCTAGTTACTTCAATTCCCTTTAAACGTCTTTAAAACTATTGGTTCGTTAGGTACGGTAAACTGACCTCTCTCGATAAAAAAAACCTTTGCAAACTCTTCTTTTTGTTCTGTAGACCAATTTTTTGCAGAGTCTGAAAGTACATCAAGAGATCTTACAATTGAACTATCCTCCGTAATTATGTTTTGACTATATGCGTCACAATCTGTGTGTTTTGTGGTTTTACAACTTACGATAGTTAATCCTAATAGGATTGGTAAAAGTACTTTTTTCATTTTATTATTAATTTTTAGTTTGTTCAACAATTGATTCGTAAATTTTATCTAACGTATTTTTAATATTTGATTTAACCAATATTTCAGTTTTATTACGTCTCTTTTCTGTTTCCATATCATATAAATACGTAATCCTTTCATTATCACGAGATGACAACTTTACATCATAGTGAAAAATATGGTTGGTAATCTCAACTCGTCCCCAATCTAATACAACAAAAAGATTTAATTTTTCATTAATAATAAATCTTTTCTGTGACATTGGTGCAATCATAAAATCAGAGTCTTTGTCTGAAATTAATTTTAAACAAATTTTAAATGCAGTTTTTTCGTGGGGTTCCACCTCTTCGTAAGTTTTAAAAGACGAAGATCTACCGACCTTACCAAAACGTACCTTCATTCTTTTGAAGAATCGTATGATGAATTTTTTCATAGTTAGTTGTTTGTTTCTAACTACAAATATAGTAAAGTTATTTGATTAAACAAAAAGAAAGTAAAAAATTTAACAATATGCTCCTGAGCATCTCTTTTTACCATCCAATCCAGGTTGTTTTCCTTTACATACTTGGACTGCATATCCGTTAGCATATGCCGAAGGGTAAACGTCATACTTAGCCTTTGCTGCTGATTTTCCTCTCGCACAAAGTTTAGTACCTGTTTTTTTTCTACCTTCCATCATGACCATATCTTCATCATCAATGTCCATTGACATTTGCATTCCATGTTTTTTTGTCTCATTCATTAAAAAATCAAAAACTTGATCCATATTGTTTTTTGCTTCACTAATGTGATCTTGAGCCCAGTCATGACCATTTTCAAGAATTTCTTCAATCATGGAATGATCCAATTCTAATAACATATCACATTGTCTTCTCATTTGTTGTAAATTTGAAAAGAACATATATCTAGAGGATTTTTCGTCGTGAGTTTCTCTAATAACTCTTTTAATGATTGAATCTAAGTTTCTCATATTTAATTATTTAATCCATTAGGTCCACCCAAAGCCACTGCATTAAGTTGAGTGACTGCAGTTCCATAATTATTTGTCCAAACAGGATGAGGAAATGTAAGTTCTAACAAATCACCATTACAATCTGTAATACATAAGGTGTATTCGGGATTGACCGCCTGAGGATTACAATCCTCGCAAGTGTCGTATGGTAGTAATACAATATAACTTGGTATACCAGGTTCTGTATCAGTCACAGTTGCACATAAAATGTTACCAATCTCATCTTGAATTGAATAAACGTCTCCAGTATTTGGGGTAATCCCCCCAAAATCAACAGTAACCTCAATCAACGGATTACCACATATTACCATATTAAAATTTGCCATTTTATTTTTTTATTATAAATACTTTTATTTTTTGTTTACGATTTGAAATTGTATTTGTTTTTTGTAGGTAGTAGTTTGACCCATCATTTTTATTTGGATGTCAATAAAATATTCATTAGGGATTTTGTCTCTCATATCGAACATAAAATAATATTCATTTGGAGTTCTATTTATGTTTGTCCAATCTTGTACCACAACTTCTGTTTGTCCTTCTCTTACATAAACTCGATATTTGGCATCTACATTAGGTAACATTTTGTTTGTTGTATAAGCCTCTTTGATAATAACACCAACTTTTCTAATATCGGTATTTATTATTTTTTCGTTTTGTAAAATACCATAGTACTCAAACCCAAACTTGGATGGGTCAAATGTTGAAATACCAATTTGTATAGATTTTTTTATCGGATATAAAGTAAAATCATTAATAACGTCAGGTAATGCAAATCCACCTAACTTCAGATTTGACCACGTGTCCGTAAATTGACATGGAGTTTTATAACCCATGAATGCCGGTAACGTTATTTCATAAACACCTCTTGTTCTTCTACAAGATGGTAAATTAACCAATCCTGTAATAGGATCTCCAGCAGGATTTTTTATTGTCACTAAAGGAAGGTCATCCAAATTAATAAAATCTCCATCTTCATAAACATATAGATAAAGTTTGTTTGCCTTACCCATTGAAAAATAATTTCTATCATCTTCGATTAAATCGTTGTAAGTCGTTTCTAAAAATGGTTCATAAAATGTTTGAGTATGTCTTGTAAAAAATCCAACCGAATAAGTTCCGTCAGTGCCTGTCAACAACTCAAGTTGAGGTAAATATGCAATACCCCATGTTGTATCAGGAGGAAGATTACCATCTAACAAATTGTTGATTTCTCCTGACATATCAAATTCTATATTTTCATCACCAAACTCGAAATGTTGAGCGTCGACTATGGTCAATGCTGAGAAAGGGTAAGCGCCTATGTTCATATTATTGTAGATACCTGGCTCACCCCATTTATCTAATGTTGTGGTTTGATACCAATTTGAAGGTCTATTTGAATAGTTTTTGTCACTTTCTATTGGGTCTTTAACGTCATAGAAATCGTAACCTACGCCCTCATCCCACAACTGTGGCAAGTCAAGATCGTCATTCAAATAAGGTACTCTAAATAAAATCAAATCGAATGATGTAGATCTTAATCTACCATCAGGAGTTGTTGTATTTAATAAATCCTTATCGAAATAAGAAGTGTTTGTCATTTTTAGAACATGGGTCATGTAGGCATCCGCACAACTCATGGATATTGTTCCATCGGCAAGTTTTTCCCTAACCAAATCTAAATCAATCCCAAAAATGAATCTTGAATAACCAATAGGTTCTGATAGACCACCGTCACCGTAAAAAAGTTGCATAACAGGATTCCTACCTGTATTAACGTAACTATTTGAAACAATGGTGTTGTTTTTATTGAAATACGAATTATTAATTGACATTTACCTTTTATTAATAAATATCAATTAAGTCGAATATTTTGATTTAATATTGTTGCGTCAGCGTCTTGGATTAATTTTCGTATTTCTTCTATCTGTGTTCCGTCAGTTCCAATAGGAATCGGTGCCTTATTTGGGTTGTGAACATGGGATGCTAAAAAGTCTACAATCTTATTTAGGAGCTTCATTAATTGATCCCCCCTAACCATTGGGTCGGTTCTATCTAAAATTTCTTCGGTATATTGTAATTGTGTAATTCCGTATAAAGATTCTTGTAAATTTACTTTATCTCCTTTTGATGGTATTTGACTTCTGTGTGAAATAAGATATAGGTTGTCGGCAACCAAAGATCCGTAGGAAACGGGGTTTGCTCTATATTCTGTTCTTTCTACCTCATTTTCTACGAAAGTTGTTTGTTGACCAATTACACCTCTTGACCAAACCAAGAAATTACCATATTCAGACTCGGAAGGGTTCAGTTTAATTTTTTGGTTAAAGGTTGCCGCTGGATTAAATTGTGTTGCCCCCGTCGAATTTAAATTATTGAGTGTAGACTGTGTTGGTCTCACATAAAAAGGAAATTGGTTGACTAAAGGTTCATCATTTGCCGGTGGGTATTGAGGATATCCGTTGATATTGATTTTTCCGTCATTAACATTTTGAATGAAGGTATTAATTAAGTCCAATGCCAAATCAAAAGTCAAACCTGAAAAACAAATAGAATAGTCTGTGGTGGTTAGAAATTGACTTATTGGGGTATCTAAATCTATTGTCGTTGAAAGTGCTACTGTGTTTGGTATCATTGAGTACAAATAAACACAACCGTTATAAAAAGTATCTCCAGTTGTTGTATTAAACAGAGTTGTACCTGAAATATATTGTGAACCGTCTATTGACCACTCTATTACTTTTTTTATTGGTAATTGTTCCTGAATAAACTCTTCAAGTGTTAGTGGTTGTAAAGGAACTCTTTCTTGTTCAAAAGTAGAAAGTTGTAAAAAACTCCAATTTGGATTTTTTTGTGGTAGATTAAAGTTGGCAGTTTGTGTTTGAAAGTTTTTACCTGATCTTACTAAAGCGGTGTCTCGTCTTAATACAACATCGGTAGTACCTCTACCCATAAGTGCATTATCCCCTGGTTCAGGATATATTCCATATACACTTGGAATTGTTGACCCTGTAGTATCACGAAGGGAGTTTGATAATTTGAGATATTCACCACTAGCCAATAAAGACTCAGAATTTGTGTAAGTTTCGTAAGAATTATTTTGAGGTCTTGTAATTGGTCCTTGAATGTAAAATTTACTATTACTTGTTCTTTCTTTTACGTTATAATATAAAAGATGGACATACTCACCAACATCAGGAGTTTGACTTATGTAATAAGGCAAGAGAGGTAAAAAAATAAACGGGTCATCTGCGGTCCATCTCCAAGAAGATTCGGGTAATGGGTTTCCTTTTACATCAACCGGACTTAAATCAGCTTTTGTTTCGTGTTTTGGAAAGATACGCAACCTCCCCAACATTAGAGGGTCTTTGTTATCTAAAACATAACCATAAAATATAGATTTATTCTCAAACATTTCTAGACATGTATTCTTTATGTAATAAATTATAAGTCATTTCTAATTTATCTAAATGTTCACTCATTTTTAATAAAGTTGATTTTGTATGTTCAAAATCTTTTTGAATAAATTGAAGTGCTATATTTAAATCTTTATTTGAAGAATTTTTATAATCCTTGACTATCTCCAAAATTTTTTTCGAATCTATTTTGTCTCGTTCTAATTTAAAATGATTTTCCATATGCCTTTTGTGGTACTGTTGTAAATAATGGTGTAACTGTTAAAGGACCTACCGCCACAACAGATTTACCGTTTTCTGCATTTTCTTTATCCATACCCTCTATAACCGCAGCAATAGCAGCTAAGAACTCGTTGGGGCTCCCGTCTGGCATAGGACCGGTTGGTATTCCCAAATCCTCTAACCTTTGTATTGCATTTATGTAAGATCTTGTTGGTGACGCTCCCTCTAATAATTTGGCGGTAAATAATAAAGGTAAAGGTACGTCAGCATTTGGATTTGATTGTAAGGCACTTATCTTCCTTTTTAAAACTAAACTTAAAATTTTAGTCAATTCATCTACTATACTTTTACAATCTCTAAAATCCTTTAACAGTTTTATAGACGCACCAAGACCAAGAACGGTAAGTGGAAAGATCATCCTTTTGATCTTCAGTTTTTTTTCTATTGAGATGTCGCTAAGCACTTCCTTCAATAATTTTTTAATGTCTTTTCTAACTATAGTGTAGATAATTTTTGTGTATACAGCACCTATTTGAGACATAAACTCGATCAAAAATGTTCTACAGTTTTTTGTAAAATCTTCTAAGTTAACCGTATTATCAACAAATGGTTGTGCTAAAGACTTACCTGTAACCATAAATGGTAGAAGTATTTTTGGGGACAAAACCGCAGTTGCTAAAGCCTTAGGAAATTCCTCAATCCATGAATCATCATAAGCTTGTCTGAAGGTTTGGTCTGTTACGTTATTTATTATATTGGTAGTTTGGTTGATAACATTATTTTCATTAACACCCTCAACAAAAACAATTTGGTTTAAGGCATCAATAACCGCCTCATTATTCATGATCACTTTGATTGTACTACAATCCTCAAATTGTAAAACATTCTTTTGTATGTCAGAAACTTTTTGTTCTATTAACCTAAGATCTAAATTACTTAATTCAAAAAAATCATCAGATACAATATCTCTTTCAGAAATTTTTGCAACACCACTAACGTCTATCTCAGGAGTTGCATCATAACATAGACCCAAAATTCTTTGTAAAATTTTTAAGTATTTTTGATACGCCGAAATTTCATTGGATCCCGCATCTTTGTATGCATATATTGATCCGGTAATTATATTGATTAATTGTGTGTAAACATTTTTCTGATCAAAAATATCAATCGATTCAAAATAATCATTCAGAAACTCATCAACTGTTAGTGGGGTTTGTCGAGTACTAAATGTTACCTTGAAAAAATTTCCTTGAATAACTTGGTTAAGGGGGTTTGTATATTGTTGGACGTATTCTAAATCAAAAATGTTTTGTGAAGATTTTCCAATGTAGGGAGTACCCGCCACGGCACTAATTGGTTGACCTAAGTTCTGAACCCTATCATATAAACACTTATTCATAGTAAACGGATAACTAAAGTAATTCAATGGGCCCGGCTCGTAAATCAACTTACCAACTTTTGTTTCTGCACTGACTGTCAAGTAGTTAAAAAAATCAATTGATTGTAATTTTACGTATAGTGGAACGTTAGGAGGTAATATTTGGTCACTTGAACATCCCAAAGTTTTTTTAATGGTGTCAATTAAGATGGTTTTGAGTTGAGGACTCAATTCTTTAAGGGATTTAATAAAAATTTTTTTGAGATATGAGCTAGTATCGGCTCCCGATCCATTTAACAACTTTGATAAATTAACCAATTCTTTAAAAGCGGTAACTACGTCATCTTGAAAATCTTGTTTTTTTTCTGACCACTCAGATAATTGAGTTTTAAGATAATTTTCATTAGTATCAAATGAAGAAGAAACTTTTTTTTCTAATCTTTTTTGTTCCGATCTCAATCTTTTATAAGTAGGAAAGATTTGTGCCTCTTTGTCTACTTTTTTAAAACTTTCTTGTACGTCTATTGGCATTTTAAATTAAATTCACATTTTATATTTATAATCGGAATTAACATCCTTTTTTAATAAATTTTGAATTGTATCATCATCTATCTCCAAATCTGATAATGTGAAGTCTTCTTCTTTGGTTGAATTTTTTTGCCAAATTTGAGCTTGTAACTTTGATAGAGTCAATTTTTTCTCAACACAGTCATTTATTATTTTTTGTTGTTTTTCAATAACAGGACCTATAAGAGTCATATCTTCAGGTTCTTTCATCATTGTTAACATTTTATTTTGGATTCTGATTGCGGTCTGTCTCTGTTCTACAAGTTCGTTGTATATCTCTTGCATTAAGGATAACATGGATTCCTTACTTAGATTAATCTGTTTTTTTGTTGGTCTTGGCATACCTATAAATATTATTTTTTCAAAATTTCTTGAACTAACTCAAAGTATATTTTTTTATATTTCTTTAATGAGGTTCTAATTTCTTTAGTTGACAAATTAGTCATCTCCCTTAATTCGAATAAAATAATGTTTTTGTTAAATTTGTTATTGTTGGAGTCAGGAAATATTGTACCGTAATTTTCAAATAAGTCATAAATTGCGGATCCTAATTTGAGTTCTTGTTCATTTACACAATCATTTTCTAAAGTTGACTTTAGTTTATCTAAAAATTTTTTAATTATAACTTCTGAACCAACATCATCTGAGTCTATGTAATAAGACATATTCATGTTGTTATTCAAATCGGATGAAATATCTTCGTAAGATATTTTCCTATTCATTTCTTTTTGATCTTTCATGATCTGACCCATCAAGTAATTTTTACAGATGGTTCCAAAATAAGAATAAGCCTTCTTTTCCTTTGAAGGCTTAAACTTTTCTATTTTTGTCATCAAAAAAGAATGAGTGTCATTATGAATTTCTTCATAATTCATGTCTTTCCTGTACAATTTATATCTTCGGATTATGGAAGATATCATTTTATCTAAAGGGTGTCTTAAAAACTCATTATAAATTTTATTTCTTTCATAATCCGAATCAGTTACTAAAAAAAGTCTTACAGCATTTTCCTCTCTTTCGGCAAAATAATTTAATGTGGTGGGTTTTCTTCCTTTCTTTTTCTTTTCTAATTGTTCGACGTTTTCATTTTCAAACATTAAACATTTTCGGGCTCATAATTTATATCTCTTTCGACGTTAAAAAATGATTCTTTTTTTGCGGTTTCGATCCAAAATCTTGCCTCATCTTCACCAATTTTGTTTTCTCCATTTTTGTAGTTCCAAAAAATTGATCCAACTCTAAGATTAATGTGTTTGTAACCTACTTTTGGTATACTCATAACTTTTACAGAATTGTGAGTAATTCTCAAAAAGAATTCATAATTAAAAGTTAACCTGAAATTTGATTTTAAACCACCAAAGTTTTCAAACATTTCTTTTTTGAATACACATCCAGAGAATTGAAAATTTTGAAAAGTTTGTAAAGTCTCGTTAGTAAGTGTTCCTATTTCCGAAGAGATGTTTGCGGCAAATGTTGCTTCATTGGTAAATCCAGCAAATACTGATTTATCATCTACATCTACAACAATCGGTAGAAAACACTCAACATCTTTATAGTGGCCCATATATTTTTTTACGTTCTTGAACCAAATGTTAGAATACTCATCATCAAACTCTAAGACACTCACCCAATTTGAACTACTTTCTGAAACTCCTTTATTAACTTGTGATTGAAAATTTGGGGTTTCTTCCCACTTAACTAGTTTGACGTTTAAATTTCCAAAATCATAAGAATTTAAATAATTTTCTAATGAGGTCTCATCACAATAGACAATTACTAATTCATCAACATGTTCATTTTGAAATTGAACTGATTTGATACTTTTTTCAAAAAAATCTTCGAATTCGAATGCTGATGATGATTTGATAGGTAGTACGACCGATATTTTATTAATATTTTCCATAATTATTCTTCTATTGTTTGAAATTTATCTAATTGAATTACAAAGTTTTCTTTTCTTTTTTCGAACATCTTGGTAAATAGTGAAATAACTTCCTCCTCAAAATTTTCTTTTGTTTGTAAAGACCCAACTGTTTCGTCCATTGTTTCAAAAAGAGAAGGATTTAAATTATCCTCTAACCAATTTTGAATAAAGTCAGAAAGAACGTCTGTAATCATATTTTTGTTGTTAATCCAAATACCATTGTTTTCATTCATCCAAGATGGTACTAAATCAGGTACTAACCCAATTACTGGTATTCCCATTTTCATAGATTCCAAAGGGAACGTACCATATGAACTTTGTTGGTCAATCCAAATAGAAACAAAACTTTCTTTCATTGCCTCTGCAAATTGTTCTTCTGATAATCCTCTTAGATCCCTAAATGTGATCCATCTGTATTGAGGAAACTTGGCGTAAAAATGTTTAATTAAATTTACGGTATCTCTATGATCTCTAGTGTGGACATTAACTATTGTCTTTGGGGGTAAAGGATTTTTTACAAAAACGTCAGAAATGTAAGGAGTTAAAATATCAAACGAAACGTTTCTCATAGCACCTTCCAAATATTCCTTTTGTTTTTCTGAGGTAGTAATACATTTCAAGAAACCTAAATTACTCCAAGTTTGACCTGGCTGTAGAGTTTCAAAAATATAATCATAACACTGACTCAACACTACTTTACCACAAGGAAGTTTTGTTATTTGATCCATAACAAAACCATAAAGTTCTGGTACAACGATCAAATCATCAGGAGATATTTCTAAATTTGTACCCTCAATTGCTCTATGTTCTAAATACATGTATTCTTCACCTAACCATGTGGATACACCAAAATAATCTGGTTTTTCATGTAAAATTATGGTATTGAATCCACTGTCTTTCAATACCTTTGCCATCTGATAAATGTACTTTACCGATGCCTTTGCGTTACCTTTGGTATCCTGAACTAAAAAATAAATCCTAGATTTTTTTTCTTCCATGTTCAGAATTGCCATTTCTAATTTGGAAATCTGTTCGTTAGTCATTTTTTTTATATTTTGTTTATTATTTTTTTGAAAAGTAGTGTGTTGAATGCTAACTTAAATGGGATTGTTAGTTCGGTACTTTTCTCCCCCATTTTTTCATCAACTTGGTCTACTTCCGAGATTAAAGTTTCTATCATTAATTTTACCACCTCATATTTTACAAGATGAATTTGAGTTTCCCCTGAAGGAGTTACTATTTGTAATTCAGAATCT